TTATCTCCACGTGCAATCAGCATAGCCCTTGTAAACAGCCCAGTCATAGTTATTGCCAATGTGAGCAACATAGCCAAGCTCGCCCTCAAAGCGATACAGCTTGGACAAAGGTTGCAAGTCATCGAGATTGGCGTTGTTCCATTGAATGTAGTTACCAGTTTTCGCCTCGCTCATGGGAATTCTCGCGGTATAGCTATGTGACCATTATGGCTGACATAATTATTACCCTAGATGACCTCGCCGCCCGTCGCAACTTAGAAGAAATAGAACACCGCCTGCATAATCTCCGCCCAGCTTTCGCTTCAATGGGCGAATACATGGTGCGGCGAACTGAGCAAAATTTCAAAGGGGAAAACGACCCTGATGGGGTAGCGTGGGCCCCACTGTCGGCTGCATACAGGAAACGCAAGCGGGGAACCAAAATATTAACTGAATCTGGAAGGCTTAGAGCATCCATCACCTACCGTGCTGATGGTACTCAGGTGATTATCGGAACCAATACGCGCTATGCTCGCGCTCACCAGTACGGATACCCTAAACGCAATTTGCCTTCCCGCCCGTTTATTGGGGCATCGGCAGAAGATGAGCGGGAGTTAGGAGAGATTTTGCTTAGTTACATCAAGTCTGGCATCTGATTCTATCTGGCGGATTCCGCCAGATAGAACTTAGGGGAACTCTACAAGTGCATTATGTATTTCCTAGTAGTTTGGGAGGATGCCCCTCCCTTTCTCCCCAAGTTCCCCCATGCCCCAAGAAATCGAAATCTTTGCAGCTGGCACTCACCCCAGTTCCAATGGTGTAACCGTCACCCTTAATGAAAGCGACCTCGACGCGATCGCCAATTCCTATAACCCCAATTTATTCGATGCTCCCGCAGTCGTCGGACACCCCCGCGACAATTCGCCGGCTTATGCCTGGGTGGAAGGAGTGCGGCGGGTAGGCGATAAGCTCATGGCCAGCCTCAAGGACTGGGATGCAGACTTCCAGGAAGCTGTTAAAAACAAGCGTTACAAAAAAATTTCCGCTAGCTTTTACAGTCCCGATTCCCCCTCCAACCCCAAGCCAGGAAGCTATTACCTGCGTCACGTAGGTTTTTTGGGAGGAATGGCACCAGCTGTCAAAGGGCTAAAATCCGTTGCTTTTGCTGAAGTTGAAGAGGGAGTGGTGGATTTCTGTTGCAATGGAGCGTACATGCCATACACGGATATCTTTCGCAATCTCCGGGAGTGGCTGATTGAGGAGCACGGGATTGAGTTAGGCGATCGCGTTGTCCCTGGATACTTGCTCACACTGCCCGACGACAACCGCCTTAACTATCTAGAAAACCGAGTTGGCGAATTAGAAAACTTTATTAGTAAAACGTTTTCACCTGACATGGAATCGCGCCTAGAGGAGGTTGGGGAAAGAGTTTTAGAGCTTTTAAATAAGTACGAATATACGGAGGAACCAGTGCCATCACAAGAAACTAGCGAAAAACGCGGTCTTGGGGTCTCCCCAAGTGGAGCGATTTTTCAAGACATTGAGTTATCAGAACAAGTACAGCAGCTGCAAGCCGAACTAAACCAAGCCAAATTGGAGAAGAAAAGGGAAGCGATCGCTAGCTTCGTTGAATCCCTCAAGGGCAAAATACGCCCCAATCAAAAAGCACAGTTGGTTGAATTCATGATGAATTTGCCAGAAGAACTGGAGTTTGCGGAAGGTAAACCTCAGACTCACACCAATTGGCTGCAAGGATTCCTCAAAAATTTGCCCGATTTAGTGAATCTCTCCGAAGTGGTACGCGATGAAGATACTGAGGAGTTTTCTGAAGAAGAAAAGCAATCCCGTAGCGCTTATGCTGGCGCAGCTAAAGCTTATGAAAATGCTTGGAAATAACCATACTTCGACTACGCTCAGTAACCAACTATGCCAATTACTAATTATTCAGATTTACTCGATGGGACTTCTCTCTACGAAGGACAAATCGCCAACTTAGAACTCGCCATTATCCGTACAGGCGTAAACGCAGACTCTACCAATGGCATCCTCACTTTTGGACGAGCCTTGGTTAAGGGGACTGGCGACAAAGATTTGATTCTCCCCGTGGACGCTAATAGTGTGCTGACAGGAATCGCTGTTGCCATAGACACTTTTGAAAAGCGATCGGGATTCAGCATCAACGGTGACGGTGATTTGGGATATCCCCTCAATTGGACTGTTTCTTACTTGGTGCGGGGCATCATTGGCGTAAAAATCCAGCAAAACGTTACCCCCGCCAGCCCGGTTTTCTGGATTCATACACCCCAAACCGGGCAGCGCAAAGGGCAATTTAGAGCTGATGCTGATACTAACCGTGCCGTGCAGATAACCAATGCCCGATTTATGAAATCTGGCTCTGCTGGCTCCGTTGTTCCTCTGTCCATTAATTTGGCGTAGCTATTCTTATCCCCATTCCCCATTACCTAATTTATGACCACAGGCGGAAATTTACTGTACCGGGCACTAGAGCAAAATATGCCCGGAGTGCTTTCAAGAAGATATCGGGACTTGCCGTTTGAAAACGGCACAATTATTCCTACACAAGCAGACCTGAAGCCGGGCGCTGCTGAAGTGGTACGCGATACTGTTGATGAAGTAGGCGACGCGGATATCATCGCTGATGGTGCATTTGACATCCCAATTGTGGATGTGTCAGCTGGCGAAGACCGCTACAAAATCTTCATGATTGGCTCTGCTTTTTCCTACACTTTCCAGCAGGAACGTGCTTACAACTTTGCAGGCGCAAAGGCAGGGATTAACAATCGCAAGCAAATGCTGGCGAAACGCTCCATAGCTGAACGCCAAAACCGCATCGCCGCCTATGGCGACACGCGGCTTAGTGTAACAGGTGCTTTGAATAACGCTGGCGTGACGCTCAATAACTCTAGCTTTGACCCAAACACGGCATCTCCTGACGAACTAGCTGAGTTCTTTGTGGATGAACTTAGGGCAGCACACACAGGCTCAAATAACGTTGAGATGCCGATGGATGTGCTTGTCTCGACGGGATTCTATTTCAAATTAGTCAAAACCAGAATGCCCGATTCTTCGGTTAGCGTCCTGACATATATCAAACAGGCACTTTCCGAGGAAGATGTGAACTTCAATATCAAGAAGTGCCAAGAGTGCGATTCCGATTCGATGGAGCGATATGGCGCACAAGCAGGCGGGACAAATAAAGATCTCGTGACGCTCTACACCAAAGACCCGGAAGTGGTTGAACGTCACATCGAAATGGTTCAACTCATGCCGATGGAATGGGTAACAGTGCGTGATGGTCGCAAAGTTTACCCAATGTTTAGTTCAACCACGCAGACAATGATCAATTTTCCTGGTGCTTTTAGATACATCAAAGTTCCCAAGGTAAGCTAATGCCGAAAATCATTCTTAGACCCGACAAGTGCTTTCCTCCGCGCAATAGCGCCATCTGCTTTGATACTCTTACCCTCAGACCCGGCAGCAATTTGGATATCTCGGATGAGGCAGTAGAGAAGCTGCGATCGCATCCCGACTTTGCCCAATACGAGCGCTGGGGCGCAATTGAGATCATCTCTCCCAAAGCTGAGATTAACCCAAGCTTAAAACAGCCCTCGGAACTAGGCAACATGAACGTTGATGAAGCTGAGACGCTGATTGAAGAGTGCCATGACTTAGTAAAGCTTTCCGCGTGGCTCACTAATGAAAGTCGCGTCACCATTCGCCGTGCTATTAACCGCCGCATCACAGCAATTAAAGGAGGGAAGGAATAGTGGGAGTTAAACAAAAAATCGCTGTTGAGTTGACTAGCGCCAATATCAACCTCACGCACAATATCGCTATTCGCTGCCCGATTAACTCACTGTGCATCGATCAGGCGTTTTGGACAGCTGACGGCAGTTATCTTGTGACCGGGATTTCCTATGTACACTCGACTGCGGGCAGTGATGCGAGCGCAGTGAATTTGCAAATTAGCAAAGATACAGGTACTGCTGCCCCTGGTGCTGGAACCGATTTACTTACCAATAACACCAATGCTGGCTTTGACTGCAAAGGCACAGCTAATACAGTGCAAGCTGGAGTGCTGGTTGCTGCTGAGGCTACACGTACTCTAGTTAGTGGCGATCGCTTGTCGCTTGACTTTGCGGGTACGGTTACGGCCTTAGCTGGGGTAGTGGTTACGGTGTCCTTGAGGCGGGTGTAATGAACCTGAACCCATTTGTTTTCCTGACACTTTGGGATGCAACTCCTAGCGGCAGAATTGAAATGCTCATCCAAAACCCTGATGCAGCGGCTCAATTTCAAGCAGGCAAAGAACACTACGTTGACTTCACCGAGGCGTAAAAATGCCCTACGCTACCGCCGCCGACATGATTGCTGCTTTCAGTGAGCAGGAAATCTTAGAACTCAGCAACATCGATTATCCTGACAACACCACCATCAACGAAGATGTGGTGAATCGGGCAATTGAGGATGCCCAAGCTCAACTCGATTCTTATTTGGCGGTGCGATACAAAGTGCCTTTGGTAGTCGTACCAACCGTGCTTCGCAATTACACTTGCGATGTGGCACGGTACATCCTGGATAAAGATAAGCCAAGAGAAGAAGTTTCTAGGCGGCGGGATTTAGTTTTTTACTACCTCAAAGACCTAGCAGCCAACAAAGCATCGCTACCAGGTATCGTTGATGGCACCGACGGCACTACATCTGATGCTGGAAATGGCGATGTGGTGCTATTTAAAAGCCCTGGCAGAACTTGGACAGCTAGCACTCTAAAGGATTATTGGTAAATGCTTGCAGAAGCTGAAGCCGCTATAGTCAAACGAGTCGAGGCGATTCTTGCACCTTTCGAGGTGACGATCGCTCCCTTCCCTGGCGACAGCGACCAACAGCCCAAACCGGGACGCAAAGGCATGATCTTGATTGGCTATAAGCGATCGCGCCATCGCGTGACTTCAATTCAGCCGATGACGGTGGAAATCATTGCCGAGTTTGAACTTTCACTGCAACTAAAGGATTTACGCACCCATAGAGGCGCTTACCCATTACTGGATGCCGTGCGTTACGCCATTACTGGATTAATTCCCCTCAAGGGGCCGCTTTCCAAGTGCTACCCGGTGCAAGAAGGGTTTATCAAAGCTGAGGACGGCATTTGGTATTACGCCTTGGTGGTAGCAGTAGCAATGATGCAAATCGAGGGACAACAGCCTTATACTGCTGCTGATATCGATTACCTAACGCGCGATCCGGCTTTGGGAGTGCGACCTTATGAAGCTAAACAAATTCAAGTTGCTGTGAGGCGATCGCGTGTCGATGACTTGCCCGATAACGTAGTGGATCGCACTTTTGTGGTGATAGAGTCCGTGCCGACAGGCTGGATGGACTTTTCGAGTTCGGATGGCGGTCAATATATCGAAATATTATGACTACTCTTAAGATTAAAGACGCGGATGGAGCTACTAAGCACGTTGCAACCACAGGCATGGGAACGGCCGATGACCCGCTAAAAACGCAACAAAGCATTACTGGGGCGGTAGCAATTAACCAGCCTTTACCTGCTGGCGAAAACAACATAGGCAAAGTGGAAGTTACTGCGATGCCGCCCTTGAGTGTGGGCGAGGTGGCTGTATCTAACTTCCCTACTAGCTTTCAAGTTACTAACTTCCCAGCGACACAAACAATCACGGGTAGCGTCGCTGTTTCTAATTTTCCTTCTAGCTTTCAAATTAGTAACTTTCCTGAGAGTTTTGAAATCAGCAACTTCCCAGCCACACAGACAATCGCGGGCAATGTCGGTGTTTCCAACTTTCCTGCAAGTTTCCAAGTTAGCAACTTCCCAGCCACTCAAACAGTCGCAGGTAGCGTCAGCGTTTCCAACTTCCCGAATACTCTCGCAACTGAAACTACTCTTGGCACGCGCCTTTCAGAAGGCACAAATGTCACGGGCGTTTCTTTGCCATCTGGCGGCAGTGGCGCTTTTGGTTGGCTCAGTGCGATTTGGAAAATAATTAGCGATCGCTTGCCTACGGCGTTAGTTGGCGGTCGGCTAGATATAAATGTCGGTGCTGGTTCAGTTAATGTGGGTAATTTTCCAGCTACTCAAACCATTTCTGGCTCGGTTAGTATCTCCAACTTCCCAGCTACTCAAGCAGTTTCAGGCACGATTACAGCCAATTTAGGAACTACAGGTACTGATATCACCGGGGTTACTATGCCCAGTGGTGGCGCTGGGATACAAGGCTGGTTATCGGCAATCTGGAAATTAATTGGCGATCGCCTACCTTCAGCACTTGCAAGCGATAGGCTCAAGGTTGATATCCCTGCTCTGCCTACTGGTAGCAACGCCATCGGAAACGTAGGTGTTAGCTCTTTGCCTGTGGCCTTTAATACTGGAACGGCAAGCTCGACTACTCAAAGAGTAGTAATCGCCAGCGACGACGCCCTAATAAATCAACTAAAAGCCAATACAAGCTACACAACAACAGCTACCCCGGTAGCCACCGATGGCACGAGCGGGGACAAAACAATTCTCACTCCCACTAGTGGCAAGGCTTTAAGAATTAGCAGTCTTTGCTTGGTGATGTCTAGCGCTACAGCCATCACTTTGAAAAAGGGTTCTACAGCAATTAGCGGAGCAATGACCATTTCTGAATTGGTTACGGATTTTCCCCAGCCAATAGCACTAGCCATTGACCAGACTTTTGCCATCAATATTGGCTCGGCTATTGCCGTTAACGGGTTCGTAACTTGGTGGGAGGCTTAATAGATGGGATACGTCAAAGGAACAGCTAGCGCTTCTACGTCTGGATATCAAGCTTTTACCACTTCGGGAACCTGGACTAAACCCAACAACATCACTTGGGTAGAGGTAGAAGTTTATGGCCCGGGCGGATCTGGTCGTGGTGGTTCCACTACTTCAGGAGGCAGAGGAGGAAGCGGTGGTGGCTATGTGCGTAAAAGATTCTCTGCAAGTGCCCTGCCTTCTTCTGTAACTGTGACTGTGGGTGCTGGTGGGACTGGTGGCGCTCCTGGCGCTCAAGGTACGCAAGCAGGAAACTCTTCTTTTGGAAGTTTCTTGACAGCGTATGGCGGTGGTTCGCCATCTTCTGCAACAACTGGCACTGCTGGCGCTTCGAGTATGCAAGCTGCTACGGGATCGACAACAGCACTAGACCCAGACGGTGTAGCGGGCGCTAGTGGCGGAAATACTGCTTTGTTTGCCGGCGCTGCATCCAACAGTACAGCTGGCGGTGCTGGCAGAGGAAGCGTTTACGGCGGCCCTAGCGGTGGGAGCGGCGCTAGCAGTACTGGTACCGGTGGTGGCGATGGTGGTGCCTCTGGCGTGAATTCTGGAGGCGGCGGTACTGGTGGCGCTACTGGAACTCCAGGAGCAAACGGAAGCAATGGCGCTGACTCTACAACTGGTGCTGGCAGTGGCGGCGGCGGTGGTGGTGGCTCAACTACTACAGGCGGCAATGGCGGCAACGGTGGCGCTCCGGGTGGAGGTGGAGGTGGGGGCGGCCCTGGCACCGTCTCAGGCGGAAGCGGTGGCAACGGCGTTCGTGGCGAAATTAGGGTTTTTTGGGGGTAATATGCGGTATGCAGCTGTTGAAAATGGGGTAGTTGTCAACGTAATTCTTTTGGAAGATCCAGAGAATTACCCAACCGATTCACTCTTGATCGCAAGCGAGACGGCAGGAATGGGCGATATCTGGAATGGCACAAGTTTTATGCGTCCTCCTGCTGCAAAACCAGATCCAGATTGGGGAGCATTCAATAGAGCAATACTTCCAAATGCAGCGTACAATCGGATGACCGAATCATCCACGAATCGGGGCGCTGTACGCAGATTGGAGAGTATAGCCATTTCTGCTGGGGTTAGCGGTTCGCAGTATGAAAATTACGACATCATTGCAATGCTTTGGAACGCGATGATTGAGGGAGTGCCTATTTTGAATAAGCCCACCAGCCAAGAAATTGCAGAATGGAGAGCGATCGCATCTTCTGCATTCATGCCCTTCAGCTTCGATGCAAACGGCAAGATGGTCGCATAGGGAACCCTAGCGGCAGCTATCGATAACTGCTCATGCCTCAAACGCTTAACATAAATCAACTAACAGCGCCCGGCGTGTATGTCTACGAGGACACGGCAGGGCTGATCCCTGCTGATATCGCCTCATTCAACCGCGCCTACCTCATCGGCACTGGCACAACCGGAGCCTACAACATACCAACGCAAATCACCAGTGCTGATGATTTTGTAACCAAGTTCGGGACAACCCCTAGCCTAAACTCGGTAAAGCTATTTTTTAACAATATCTCTAACGGTATTCTCTTCTTTGTCCGCGCTTCTTCTAGGCAAATCGCAACAGTAACGGTAGGCACGCCAACAGAAGGGAATTACTCTTTAACAGTCAGCGGCACTGCTATTACCTACGCAGCAGATTCAACGCCCACAGCCCAAGAGATTGTAGATGGGTTGATTGGAGCAATTAATGCTAACGGAACAGTTGCAGCCATCGTCACGGCATCCGACGATGGCACGGGAAACAGCACCTTCGTTATCACCGCCGACGCTGTAGGCGCAACTTTTACGGTCACTTCCCCCACGGCACCAGTCGGCTCCACTCTCAGCGTTACGGCCAACACCTATCCTGGACTGGCAGACGATTACGTTTACGCCATTCAAAATTCCTTTGACCCTGACCTGCATGAGCAAGGTATCCTGATTTGCCCAGAGGCTTTTTCGGGATTAACTTCTCAAAGCGATCGCACTTCCGTTGCTACCGCGATGGAAAATCTCTGTGCCACAGAAGGCTTTGACTGGATGGCGTTCGTCGATTCTGGCCCATCTGGAACTATTAATACCCCAGCACTGGCACAAACAGAATCCGCCAATTACACCACAGCACGCGGACACTTGGCTTATTTCTTCCCCTACGTTAAAGACCTTAGTGACAACATTGTTCCGTCATCTGCGGGGGTATCTGCGATCGCACTTCGCAGATACCGTGCTGAGGGATTTCAGCAGCCGCCGGCCGGGACAAAATACCCAATGCGCGGGGTGAAGGATGTGGCAGTTGTGGTTAAAAAGGCAGAGCAAGCGGTAGTTAACCCCAATGGCGTAAATTGCATCCGCAACCTGCCAGGGCAAGGCGTTGTAGTGTACGGCTCAAGGACTCGTTCTACAAGTCCTTATTACAAATTTGTCAACACAAGAATTATTCTCTCTGTCTTTAACCGCACCTTATTCACTGCTTTTGAAACAGGCGGTGTGATTTTCAGTGCTGTTGATGGTCAAGGTGTGCTATTTACGCGAATTCGAGAAACGGCAGAAGCAATTTGCTACAGGTTTTGGGCTGGCGGGGCGTTTTTTGGCGCACAACCTAAAGATGCATTTTTGGTGAAGTGCGATCGCACAAACAATAATGCGCTGGATCTGGAATCTGGTGTTGTGCGGTGCGACATTTACGTTGCTCCAGTACCTACTTTAGAGAGACTTTTGATAACTACTTATCGCGTGGCAATTGACCAAGTTCAACAAGCAGCAGGAGCAGCATAATGGGGATAACAATAAACCCAATTACCCAGCAACAGTTCTTAGTGACCATCAAGGGCATTGATAGTTACTGGGAAAAATTCAGCGGCATTAAAGATAAAGCCGATACCACTGATTACTCAGATGGCTTGAGCAACCGCAAATTTAAGTTAGTGGGCCCGCGAGAACTGGACGAATTCGATTTAGAAAAAGCTTTTGACCCAATCGCTGACAAACCCATCATTGACTTTTGGCGCAATTATTGCGATGGCAACAAAGAAGTTATTACCGTCAGCATTACTCCAGTCACTTACTGCCCAGAAGTTGAGCCGATAGGCCCTAGCGTGATTATTTATGGCGTGCGTCCTACCCAACTTGAAGGCTTCGAGGTGGATAAGAAATCGAATGACATTTCGATGCTGAAACTCACATTTATTGGGGATGATTGGGAGTATGCCTAGTAGAATTCAACGGGTAAATGAAACCCTAGCCCAGAAACACGAGGAAGATTTGGTTGCACCTTCCCACATCTCCATCACCCTTTCTGATGGCACGATCGCCACATTTCGTCCTGTAGTTCTAGAAGATGTGCGGAGTCTTGCTAAAGCTGGCATCACAAACGAGATTGAAGCAGCTGGCAGACTGATAGCGAGAAATTGCGTCCGTTGGGGAGACAAGCCAGGAATCACGTTGCCGCAATTGCGATCGCGTGACATTGAAGATATCGAGCTAATTAGCGAAACACTCTCACCAAAAGAGATACCCGAATTCGTTGAATTGCCGGATAGGTCGAAATCCCTCACCCTCGATAGTGGAGTTGAGGTGATTTTTCGCCGCCCCAATTACGGCGATGCTGAGGCGATTAGCAAAAATAAAGATGGTGATTTGGAAACACAAGCTGCGATCGCGCTCCGTCTGTGCGTTAAGTGGGGCGATCGCGATGGTGTGGATGAAAAAACGCTCAATAAGCTGAACATGGGTGATTGGCAGGGGGTAGCAAAGCTCCTGCAATCCTTTCGCAGCAAGCCTAAAGCCGATTGATGAAGATAGCTTTTTAAGAATTGTCTACCACCTCAATGGTAAGTCCTTTAATGGATTGAAAGAGTACAAAGACATTCCCTTGGACACCTTGCAAAACATGGTAGCAATTCACATAGAGGCAGCAGAGATAGAAAAAAAGGCTTGGGAACGTGGCAAGTAATCTAGTAAATTTGATAGTCCAGGTTGCTGGAGCCGCCGCCGCTACTAGTGCCTTTGGCAGAATTGGCGCGGCGATGGGCGGATTAGGGCGCAGTGCGTCTGCGGCGTCTGGATCTACAGAGAGTTTAAGTAGTGCCATCTTTTCTGGGATCGTCAAAGCGAATTTGCTAGGGCAAGCTCTGAATGCTGTAGGCAATGCTGCTCAATTTATGGGGCAGAAGTTTGAGGAAGCCAAGAAAATCCAGCTAGATACGGTATCCGCAGCTGGTACTTTTGCGGCTCTGACTGGCGAATCTTACAAAGAGTCAGAGAAGTTCGTCACCAGTTTTGGTGCAGAACTATCCAAGATCGCAGGGGCTTTGCCTGGGGCAACGGCTGATTATCAAAAGGTTGCTAACTCCATCATGGATAACGTTATCCCGGCTTTCAAAGATGCAAACGGGGTATTGAACAAAGGCGAGTTCCAGAAAAACTTGACCGATATCACCAAGCAAATGACACTGCTTGGCATCTCGTCAGGAACTGATGCATCCGCCGTGGGGATGTTCACTGCAAGGTTACTTGATGGTAACGTTGCATCAGCCAAGCAACTGCTATTTGCCGATAACAACCCTGCTTTTATCAACCTCTTGGAGCAGGAGATGAAAAAGCGCGGCAAGGTTCTCAATGACATGAAGAGCATGTCTGCTAAGGAGCGGATTGATGTCGTTAAGGCGGTTTCAGGAAAGCTCATCACTAAAGATGTAATTGACGCTGCCAGCAACACGGTAGAAGGTTTGATGGCGGGGATTGAATCCAGCTTTTTTGACCCTACTTCTGGCGTATTTGGACTGCTGCGGGACTTGTCTGTTGCCGAAGGACAACAAAATGTGATGACGGCTTTTGCTGGCGGGATCAAAGCCGTGCAGTCCTTTTTTGAAGCTGGCGGCAACATCCTCAAAGCTCTTGGTGTGCCTAGTATTGACCCAATGCTTGTACTTTATAACGGCATCAATACTTTCACTGGTTGGGTAAAAAAAGCCGCAGATTTTGCAAACTCACTTGCTAAACTTGCCAAGGGTGGAGGTAGTGGAATAGGCGGAGTAAGCGCAATATTTGCCAAGATTTTCAATCCTGATTTTCTTCTTGGTGGCTTACAAAAGTTAATCAGTTCAATTCAAGGCTTTATCAAGCCAGATATTTTAGTTGGTGCCTTCCAAGGCTTCATGGGAGGGGCACAGAAACTATTCAATCCCACTGCAATATTAAACGGGTTCGAGAAATTTTTGGGTGGAGTCAATACTTGGATTGGGCAATTTTTCTCCTGGCTCGCGGACTCCTCAGGGAAGATTTTATCCGGCGGAGGAGGTGCTATTGGCTTTGGGGTGATGGGGGCAAAATTGGGAATATTTGGCGGACAATTAGCAGGCAAATTGATTCAATTTATCATCAATTTACCTTGGGGAGATATCCTCATCTCTATCGGCAATCTAGCTCTTGCGGCTATTCCGTTTATTGTGGGGTTGGTCGCTAGTTTTCGTGCCACCGTAATTGTAGAAATTGGCAAGGGATTGCTGAGTATTGGTGGCAAACTTTTAGAGGGATTGAAGATTCTTTGGGACGCAACCAGTTACACGGTCTCTGGGTGGTTAAATTCCTATATCAGTGGTTGGTCAGAAGTCGGAAGTTTCGCCGTTAGCTCAATTCAAAATTGGCTCAATTATTTTGTCAATAGCTGGGCAGAAGTGGGAAATTTTGCTGTTAGCTCGGTGCAGAATTTCTTCACTTCATTAGGAAGTGGAATTGCTGATATGTGGAACCAAACGCTATCAGCAACTACTGAAACTATTAATACATGGCTTTCTAGCTATCTAGGCGGCTGGGCAGAAGTGGGAAATTTTGCTGTTAGCTCGGTGCAGAATTTCTTTGCCTCCTTGGGACAAGCGATCGCTGATATGTGGAATCAGTTGCTATCAACAATTACTGGAGCTATTGGTAACGTTATCACTCAGGCTCAAAGTACAATAAGCGCTCCTGTCAGCGCCATTGGTAGCGTCGTTAGCAATCCCGTTGGAACTATTGGTGATGCAGTTGTTGGCGCCGGACAATCTGCTTTCAATCTAGGGCAAAATATTGCGTCTGGAACCGCTAATTTACTCGGTTTTTATAAAGGTCATATCCCCACAGCATCTGGCGGATTATTGGGAGCCTTCGCCAATGAATCACGTAATATGCCATCTGGGGCGAGTCCAGTTGTGGCAAATAGCTCAGAATTCATTCTTACTCCGGCACAGATGCAACGGATGATGCAGGGTAGTGCGGTGGTGGGGGCATCCACTAGAAATACTAGTTTCTCCCCGGTGATTAACGTTTATGGTGTGAACGATCCGGTGGCGATCGCGCGCCTTGCCTTGGAGCAACTTGAAATCATGTATACCCAACAACAGCAGGGGGTACTGGCATGAGGTACAACGATAAAGCATACAACCAACTCCCAGATGCCAGCAAAGAAGGCGCATCCATTGAGGCAGTGCTGCTGGAGTACGATATCTCCGGCAATGCTGCTAAACCGTTGTGGCTATTCCTTGTCAATCCCCAATCACTCAGGTTTAGCCGGGAAGCGAAATACACGGAGATTTCGCCATTAGCATCGCAGCGATCGGAAATTCAGTATTCGGCAACCACAGGGCAAACACTCTCCATCCCCGACCTGATACTGCAAACTTGGTACTGCGGCAAGTCGCTGCGGCCGCTGATTGAAGGGATAAACCTGCTGCTAGAAGCTAATATCAAAAATAAAAAATACGCTCCCCCTATCCTCAAATTCCAATGGGGGACAAGGGAATTTGGCCCGTGCGTGCTGACTAACATTCAATGGGAGGAATCAGCATGGCTTGGGGGTGAACCCGCTAGTGTGAAATTAGGACTAGAACTCAAAGAAGTTCCCAAAGCCATTAGTCGCGGCGAGATTGAGCAGCAAAAAACCAAGAATTTAGAAGCCGCCAAAACAACCCGTGAGAAGCAGGGGAAGCCCAGATTACCCCTGACCGACAGGCAACGCGCCGACGCTTCTGCTGCTGCCAAAAAGTATTTAGAAGTAAATTTAAGGCAGTGGTTGCCGGAGGTTCAGGCGTTAATTTTAAGTAATAGATATAAATTGATAACTGATGCTGATAGCGGCTTAGTAACCATGATTGGTGCTGGTGGTAAAAAAATCGGCACTGTTTTAGCCTGGACTCAATTTGAGGATGAAAGCTGGGGAAAAGCTTATAGCGGTGGAACCACAGTCCCAACGCTTCCGGGCGCAAAGCTTGTCTACTACAAAAACAGTTAGAGGCTTATCTGGCGGTTTCCGCCAGATAGAAAACTTTACATTTGTGTTTACTTACTCCTAGCTGCCTCACTTCCCGCTTTCTCCAAGTACGGAACTACTTCTTTGTACTTGGTTTGTCTATCCGCCCACTCTGCCAATGCATCAGAGCAAGTTAGAAAACGAATATCCCTGTTGCTCCAAAATCTCAACGAACTCACCCATGAACTGAGCAAGTGCAATAGCTCTTGCTTCATCCAAGGCATTGGCAATGAACTTTTTAGTTTCCTTGTCCATTACCTTGCTCCGCCAACTGCTGTCTTAGATGGTCAATACGTCCAGAATAGAATTGGATTTCAGTTTGTACTTTCTCCTCTAACTCTTGGGTTGTTATAGCAATCCTAAATCATTTGTGAAAATCAATCATACATAAATATTTTCGGAAAATTGAAAATTTCATGCTCAACAGCGAGTTCAAATAAACGCTTGACAATGGTAAAGGATTTACATAAATGATA